CGATTCTACAGCGCCTGCGCATTGTCGGCTGAAGGCGCTTGATTTCACGGAGGCGCTCAATCTCTACGATGGCGCGCTCCTTTTCGACGGTTCTTACACACACGGGGTGGCATAAATGGCTAATCTAGACGAGGTCGGCGGGTATCCGGCAGGCATTTACCAAATTGAAACCACGGATCCTGTGGTGGGTGGTGTGCCTGACGAGCTTACAAAGGCTGGGCTGGCGAACATTCCAAGCCAGCAATTGGCGAAGCGGACGGCGTTCCTGAAGGAGCTTGTTGATTCCGCAGGTGTTGGCGCGACGGTCGCGCCTTCGATCACGGATTTTAATGTCGTTTCAAAGTCTGGGCTCTATCAGGCGGCTTCGGCAGCCAATGCGCCACAGGGCTCGGCTTCGTTCACTCTTTTGCATACTCAAAGCAGCGCCACGCAGGCGACGCAGCTGGCTTGCCGGATCGGCAATGACCGGATGTTTGGGCGGCGCTTGTCCGGTGGGGTTTGGCAGAGTTGGTTTGAGGTTTTGACCAGCGCTACCGCAGCGGCTGCGCTCGGCATTACGGCTGCACAGTTCGATAGCGGGTTGGCTCTGGCAACAACAGCTTTTGTGCAGCGCGCGATTGGCAATCATTCGGCTTTTGTGGAGATCACCACAAATGTGACGCTGACGGCCGCGGACGCTGGGAAAGTGTTTTTTATCAAGGCGGCGGTAACGGTCACCTTGCCTGCATCGACGTCGCTGGGCTCGGGCAGCACTTTTAAGTTTGTTTTGTCGTCTGGGGCGTCTTTGACGTTCGCGGGCGGCTCTCCGCGAGTTACGCCGTTCGGCCTCATCCACTCCGGGGCCATTTCGGGGTTTGATGTCATTCTGCATGCGGTTGGCGCGACGGACCAATACCGCCTTGAGTTGATCGGCGATGGTCCTCATAGCCTAAATGCGTCCGGCTATCAGCGGTTGCCATCTGGGCTGATTATTCAGTGGGGTGTGGCGGCGACATTGTTGGGAGGCGGTGCATCCATCACTTTCCCTGTGGCTTTCCCAAACGTAGCTCTATCCATTTCGGGAAACCTTATTAACGTGCCTCCCGGCGCTAATGCTGTGTTTTTTAGTTTTTACTCGCTGTCTTCGGCGACTTTTGGGGCTTATGCTAGAAACGATAACAACACTAATTATCTGGCAGCGCCGTTTTCATATATCGCCATAGGAAATTAAGGAGGTCCCATGTTTTATTCCGCGAGAAATGCAGGTTTTTTTGATCCGAGTATCCACGGCGCAAATATCCCGAGTGATGCGGTCGAGATCACGCGCGAGTTTCATCAGGCTTTGCTGACTGGTCAATCTGCGGGCCGGGCCATTGGCGTTGGCGCGGATGGCCTGCCTGAATTGCAAGATGCGCCGGTCGCGGCCATCGGCGAGGCTGATGTCGATCGCGAGCGGGTGCGCCGATTGGCTGCGGGCTCCGCGTTTGCCGTGACCGGAATCGCTTCGCCTATTCCGTTGACCGGCAAAGAGTTCGACATGTCGATTTATCTTGGCTTGATGCTGCGGGCGAATGCTTACAAATCTGCGGGTGTGACGGCGGCGGTGCTGCCGGTGCGTGATGGCGCAAACGTGAACCAGCTGCTGACGCCGGATCAAATGCTCGAGTTGATCGGTGCTGCAATGGTCTGGGTTGAGGACGTCATGAAGGTCAGCTGGGCCATGAAGGACGGCACAGGTGATTTTGTCGCGGGCATTCCGGCTGACTTTGACGATGATCAATATTGGCCATAAATCGTGGGCGGTCCTGATATCTCTTGGTGCCTGAAAGGCGGCGCGCGTGGCTATGTGGTTACGCGCGCTTTGTCTTGGGATATCGGGAAATCTGGCAGCGGCTGGGTTCTGTACGTCGAGGCCGGTCGCGAGTTCGAGAGTTCTGTGCCTCGGCTTTTTCGGTGGTTTCTCTCGCCGGATGATCCGTTTTTTCTGAAGGCTGCGGTTGTGCATGATGCGTTGCTCGAGGGCGGGTGCCGTCCGGCATTCGCGGACAGCCAGTGGGTCGAGGTGGCGTTGAGCGAGCATGCGCCACAAGTTCGGGCGCGGCTGGCATTCGAAGGGATGCGGCTGCGGCGGTTTTTTGTTTGGCTCGGGCATTCGCTTCGGTTCTAGCGTTTCGGCCGACGGTTTTCATCAAGGGGAAACCGCCAGAGGAAAGCGCGGGGTCTGGGCGTCATTATCCCTTAAATTCATTTTTGCGCTAATGGCGGGGGTAAAATGCCAGAGACATTTCTTCACGGTGTTGAGGTTCTTGAAATCGACTCGGGGCCTCGGCCAATTCGGACGGTTCGCAGCGGGGTTATTGGGATTGTCGGTACCGCGCCGGATGCCGATCCGCTTGTTTTCCCGCTCAACACTCCGGTTTTGATCGCGGGCTCGCGCGGAGAGGCTGCCAAACTTGATACGGTTGGTGATGGGCTTGGCACTCTGCCGGGTGCGTTGGACGGCATTTTCGATCAAATCGGGGCGGTTGTGATTGTTGTGCGGGTCGAAGTTGGCGCGGATGATGCTGAAACGCTGGCAAATGTGATCGGCGGCGTGAATGCCACCACTGGCAATTTCGAGGGTGTGCATGCGCTGGCCGGTGCCGAGAGCGTGGTCGGCTATGCGCCTCGCATTCTGTGCGCGCCGGGGTTCACGCACCAGCGGCCTGACGACACTGTCAATGTTGGCGAGTTCTTGGCAAATCCGGTTGTGGCCGAGCTGATCGGCTTGGCCGATCGGATGCGCGCGGTGATCATTGCCGACGGGCCAAACTCCACGGATGCGGCTGCGATCGCCTATGTGGGTGACTTCGGTTCTCCGCGTGTTTATGTCGTTGATCCTTGGGTTCAGGTGTTGAACGACGAGGGTGTCGCGGTTGTGGAGCCGGGGTCGGCGCGGATTGCGGGCCTGATCGCAAAAACCGACAATGACAGCGGTTTCTGGCATTCGCCTTCCAACAAGGAAATCGCCGGGATCATCGGCCTTGCGCGGCCTGTCGATTTCAAGCTCGGCGATGCCAATTCGCGCGCAAACCTGCTGAACGAGATGAATGTCGCCACCATCATTCGGCAGGATGGCTATCGGCTTTGGGGCAATCGCACGCTGTCGTCTGATCCAAAGTGGGCTTTTCTGTCGGTGCGTCGGACGGCTGATATCATCAACGAAAGTCTGCAGCGCGCGCATCTTTGGGCGGTGGACCGGAATATCACTAAAACTTATATTGAGGACGTGACGGATGGGGTGAATGCCTATCTGCGCACGCTGGTCAATTTAGGTGCCATCCTTGGTGGCGAGTGCTGGCCTGATGCGGATTTGAACAGCGCGGCGAATATTTCGCAGGGAAAGGTGTTCTTCAATTTTGATTTTACGCCTCCCTATCCTGCGGAACACATCACGTTCCGTTCTCATCTGGTCAACGATTATATTTTGGAGGCTTTGAGCTGATGCTTGTCGCACGCGATATTCTGAAAAACCTTAATCTGTTCCTCGATGGCCGTGGCCATGCCGGGTCGCTGAAGGAGTACACCGCTCCTGATATGACTTTGGCTACCGAGGACTTGCGGGCGGGCGGCATGGATGCGCCTTTGCCCATCGATCAGGGCATGGAGGCCATGTCGGCCTCTTTCGTTTTGGCCGGTTATAACCGCGATGCGCTGTCGCTTTGGGGGTTTACCGAGGGGGAGCGGGTGGCGCTTACGGTTCGGGCAGCACTTGAAAGTTTCGACGGCACTGGCACTGCGGTTGTTCACCAGATGCGGTGTCGGCTGCTTTCGATCACGCGCGGTGCTTGGGCTCCGGGTGTTCAGGCTCCGTTGACGGTTTCGGTGTCGGTCGATTATTTCAAAGAAACGCATGGCGAGCGTGTCGTTTATGAAATCGACGTTTTGAACATGAAGCGGATTGTGAACGGCAAGGATCAGCTTGCTATCCAGCGCGCGGCGCTCGGGCTTTAAGGGGTTATCATGGCTCAAAGAGTGAAAGTTGAAACAGCTGCCGATCTGCCTGATTTTCTGACCGAGGGCGAGGATGGGTCGCTAACTGTGGCGCTGTCGCGGGGTCTTGTCCTTGATGGTGCAAAGGTGATGGCTCTGGTTTTGCGCGAGCCCAATGTCGCGGACCAGTTGGCAGCCGGTGGCGGCACTGATGCGCAAAACGAGGTCAAGCTGTTTGCCAATTTGGCCGGTCTGTTGCCTGCAGACATTCATGCGCTGAAAATGCGCGACTATGCTCGGCTGCAGGCGGCGCTCGGTTTTTTTTACAACTGACGCCGGATCAAGCGCGGGCGGGAGTTCTGTCTCTCGCCCAATTTACCGGCTGGGCACTTTCGGAAATCTCGGCGATGCCGGTGAGCCGGTTCTTGTGGTGGGTCGAGGGGATGCCTGATGGCAAATAAGCAAAAGCTGGCGGCAACGGTCACCATTGGCGCGGTTCTGCAGGGGTCCGTTAAAAAGAACATCGGCGTCTTGCGGTCGGGCCTCGATAGTGTGGGCTCGGCCATTAAATCCGTTACTGCGCAGCAGCGCGAAATGTCTAAGCAGCGCGCGGAGTTGGTTAAGCAAGGTAAATCCGTGGAGGCGCTCGATCGCGAGTATGAAAGCCTCGGGCGCACTCTGGCTGATCTCGAAAGAAAGCAGAAGCGTTGGCAAAATGCCATGCAGGCGTCTGCGCGGGTCGGCAAGTCCTTTGGAAATATGCGGCGCGAGCTGGGGGCGCTCGCGCGAAAGACGGCTGTGGCCGGTGCTGCGGTTGGTGCCGCCATTTTCGGCATTGCTGACAGCACTGCCACTCTCGGCGATGATGTCGCAAAAACCGCCGATAAGCTGGGGGTCGGCATCGAGGCGCTGCAAGAGTTGCGCTATGCTGGCGAGCGATCTGGTGTCGCGGTTGAAACTCTGGACAAAGGGCTCGAGGGGTTTTCGCGCCGGTTGGGCGAGGCGGCAAAGGGCGGCGGCTCGGCTGCAAAGGTTCTAAAGGATCTGGGTCTGTCTGCAAAGGATTTGGCAAAGCTGAAACCGGAGGAGGCTCTCGGGCTTATTGCTGACAAAATTCAGGGCATGGATTCCGCGTCGGAGCAGGCGGCGGTGTCGATGGCGCTGTTTGGCCGGTCGGGCATCGATATGATCAACATGCTGCGGGGTGGGTCGGAGGGTCTGACAAAGCTGCGCGAAGATGCGCGGGCTACCGGCTATGTTCTGTCGGAAAAGGCGGCGCGGGATGCCGAAGTCTTCAAAGACACTTTGCTCGATACCCAGCTTGCGGTTGCGGGCCTGAAAAACACTATTGGCGCGGCGCTGATGCCGGTTGTGACGCGGGTGATGGGCAATCTTGGCGATGCGCTCATCAAAAACCGAGGGTTGGTGGTGGCTTTCGCCGATGATTTTGCGGCGGGGCTCGAGCGGGCTATTCCGGTGATTGGGAGCGTGCTGACCGGGATGGGCCGGGTTTCTGCGCAGGTTGGTACCGTGATCGCGCAAGTGGTCGAAATGGTGGGCGGTTGGGAAAACTTCGGTATTGCGCTGGGGGCTGTTTTTGCGGGTAAGGCCATTTTGTCCGTCGGTGCTTTTGTCCTTTCGGTTGTTCGTCTTGGCGGTGCAATGGTGACGTTGACCGGCGCGCTGCCTTTGGTCGCGGCTGGAATCAAGGCAGTTGGTGTGGCGTTGGTGGCAAATCCGATCGGGGCCACGATCGCGGTCATCGCGGGCGGTGCGTTGTTGATAATGACAAACTGGGAGCGCATCGAGCCGGTGATCCGTCCTATCCTCGATTGGATGGGTGAAAAGTTCACTTGGCTGTGGCAGGAAATCGGCCGGCCGATGGTGGACGGTTTTGTTGAGGGTGTTCAGCTGCTCGGTTCCGCCTGGACTTTGTTCAAATCGGAGACGGGTCCAGTGTTCGAGTGGCTGGGCGGCAAACTGCTGTGGGTCTGGGACAATGGTGGAAAGCCCTTAGTAGATGGGCTGCGCTATGGCGTTGAGGGTATTGGCGCGGCTTGGACCGGCCTGAAAGAGACGCTTGGGGCGGTTCTGGACTGGATGGGTGAAAAGTTCGATTGGATTCTGCGAAAGCTGCAGCCTGTGATCGATGGCTTTTCCAAAGTTGGCGACGGCATCAAAGCGGTCGGCTCTTGGGTCGGCTTGGGGGATGGCGATAAAAAGCCAGCAGCTGGTGGTGCCGGTGGGACGTGGGCCAATCCGCAAAAGCGTGCGGCGGGTGGTGCTTATGCTCCGGGCTGGCGGTTGGTTGGTGAAAAGGGGCCGGAGCTTGAATATCAGAGCAGGGGCGGGTTTATCGCGCACAATGCGGCCTTGCAGCGTTTGTCGGACATGGCCGGTCGCGCGCGCTCTGCGGTGGGGTCCGGTGGAGCGGGCGGTCGGGCCGGTGGCGGTAATCAGGTGGTGCAGAATATCACCATTAACGCGCTGGGCGCGTCGGCTGCGCAAGTTGCTGAAGAGATCGCTCGGCGCGGCCGATCGGCATCGAGCGGCGCTCTTTTTGACCAGCCTGCGGGCTTTGGCCAGTATGGGGGTGCCTGATGTCGAACGTGATGATGCAGCTGGGTTTCTATCAATTCTCGATTAATTCGGCGGCTTATCAGGATTTCCAGCGGTCGACCGAGTATCGGTGGGCGGCGCAGGAGCGTGTTGGCGCGCATGATGCGCTGCAATTCACGGGTTTTGGGGCTGATTCGATCAGCGTTAGCGGCGTGATTTTCCCGTTTCATAAGGGCGGGCTGGGCCAGCTGGACAGCATGCGCGCGCAGGCGTCTTTAGGATTCCCGCTTCCTTTGATCAGCGGTCACGGTCGCATTCTTGGCCTTTGGGTTGTGGAATCGGTGACCGAGGGCCAGCGCGTTTTTGCGCGCGACGGCGTTCCGATGCGGCAGGATTTTGAAATAAAGATGAGGCGTTTCGATGGCGGGCTCCGCAGCTTACTTCCGTTCTGAAAATGGCGACACGGTCGATCGGATCGTCTGGGCGCATTATGGGCGCACTTCGCCGCGGCTTGTTGAGCGCGTCCTCGATGCCAATCCGGGGCTTGGCGATCACGGGCCGGTGCTGCCTGTCGGCGTGCGGATCTTGCTGCCCGTCTTTGACGATCCGTCGCAAGTCGAGGCGGTGCGGCTATGGACTTGATGAAATTTAAGCCTGCGTTTCGGGTGGTGGTGGACGGTAAGGACGTCACGTCCATTTTTCAGGCGCGGTTGGTTTCTCTGGTGGTCACGGATGAGGCGGGTGTGAAATCCGACGCGGTGGAAATCACGCTTTCTGATACCGGCCTTTTCGGGCATCTCGAAATCCCGCGCAAAGGGGCCGAGGTCGAGGTTTGGCTCGGGTATATGTTTCAGGTGAAATATATGGGGCTCTATATTGCCGACGAGGTCGAAGTTAGCGGGCCTCCGGATCGGATGCGGATTCGCGCGACGGCGTCCATTCATGGCGAAACGACCAGCGGCAAATTGGCATTGACCACCCAGCGGCTGCGGTCTTGGCCGGATGGCACGACGGTCGGGGCGCTGGTGCAAAAGATCGCGGGCGAGCATGGTCTAAAGGCGGTGGTGTCAAAGTCGTTGGCTTCGGTCGTTTTGCCGCATCTCGATCAGGTGGATGAAAGCGATATCAGTTTGCTGACGCGGGTCGGCCAATCAAATGACGCCATTGCGAAACCTGCCGGGGGCTCTCTGGCCTTGATCAAGCGCGGCGAGAGCTTGTCGGCCAGTGGCGAGCCGTTGCCGGTTGTGGTGGTGCCGCGCAAGTCGATCAGTAATTGGTCTTTGCGTGAAGAGTTGCGGGCCGTGTCTGGTCAGGTGGTGGCCACCTATCGGGATTTAGGCGCTGGGTCCGATACAGAGGTCAAAGTGGGCAAGGGCGAGCCGATCAAGCGGTTGCGCAATCGGTTTTCCTCTAAGGATGAGGCGCAAAAGGCTGCCGATTCCGAAAAGACGCGGGCCGAGCGTGCGGCGCGTCAGTTGTCGATCGGGCTGGTGGGTGATCCTGACTTGATCGCCGAGGGCCGATTGATCGTGGTCGGGCTGCGCTCGGGTGTCGATGGGGAGTGGTTGGTGCGCCGGGTGGCGCACACCTTGGATGCCTCTGGCTATCGGTGCCAGGTTGATGCCGAGCCGGTGCCTGCGGCTTGATCTGGGCTCGCTGTGGGG